CTTGCGAAACACCGGGCGTCATATAACGGTGTAGCCCGTCCTGTGGCTGGGGTTGTCCCGCTGGTATACCTAAATCACCTGCACTTGATCCGCTCATATCGTCCAATACTCCGTGCCATCCGAGGCTAATTCCTTAGACTCGTATTGTGTGGTTAATGTCATGTTGGCAGCACCGTCTATCTGTGCAACCAGTGTTATGTTTGCCGTGGCGTCTACTTTCTTGACCTTAAACACTTTATCAATGCTTTCGTCAGCTGCGGGTAATGTTATATTAAACGTCCCGCCACTAGCGTCCCCAATAATAATCGAATCGCCCTCGCCAACCGTGTAATCTGTTGTTACAGACTTGACACTGAATAAATGCCCCTTTGATATCCGGTTTAAGAACCTGAATACAGGCCCGAATATAGACGCCATCATCTGCCGGGAATAAGTACCCAAAAATCGTCCCTGCTGAAATTCACTCATCAGAAGTAGGCACCAAATCTATCACCAAACCGCTTAACTCAACATCGCCGCTATAATTAATAGCCAGCTTGTGCCACCGGGACTCCCTAAACAGGTCAAATCTTGAGTTTGATTCACCGATAGTCTGGTCTAGTGTATAAGTATCACCGATGTTCATCTTGTAACTATTGACCAATGTTGCGCTTGTAGGGGCATTGAGATAACGGCATTTAACCCGTTGTAAATCTGTCAGCCTGGTATCATCACCAATATCAATCAGGGTCAAAGATGGACTGCCCGCCGCCCCTGTCAGACTTTTAACAATGTGGTTTTCATCAAAGATGGCCGGCAATATCGCGTTACCACCCGGAAAGGCTGAACCATAAGGCAGGTTAGGCAGGTCAGCATAAGTCGTATAATCTCCAGCGTCCGAATAAGCATCACCCGCCGCAATGTAATTGACAGCCGCATATACGATCCGATCATCCCGTCCCCATTGCTGAGTGCGATAATTATATACAACACACTTGTTTGGATAATTGGTTGATGTTGTCGGATAGTACCAATAGATTAAGGAATTCGCCCGGTCATGCAAAGACAGGCTTAAATGCTGCTTATCCCGATCTATCTCATCAAATACAGTGTCTTTCAGAGGAGTGCCGATTCGTGACGATTTAACGCCGTCAAACATCCAGAAATCAGAATGCCCCATGTAAAAATGCCGGGGGTCGTCATTCGTGCCTGTCGAAATTATGACTTCCTGACACAAAGCCCCCTCGTCACTAGGCGTTAGAAAAAACCCCCATAACGTAGGCGCTCCGTTATCCTTGCCTATATAAACAGAACCTTTCTTGTAAACCGCTACCCCATCACCAAACTGCATCACGCCAGTAATCTTTCCGGGTGTGTCATATAGCCTTTTATTGCCGCAACCCGTAGTGATTGATGTCGTCCAGTCTGTATAATCATCCTTTGCAGACCAGTAAACCCCGTCAGGCGTGTCTGTGCCATCGTCATAATCGCCTAAAAAGACATACTCATTGACCGTTGCTAAAACCCCGGCCTTGGGCGCATCCTTGCCCCCCTTGGTAATGGTAGACATCGCACCCGAAGTCGACCCGATTAAAGCAACCTCCTTGGCAACGGCAAATTCAATATTGCCCTGTATGGCAAAACGCCATCTTGAAGTCGCCCCTAAAGGCGTTGCAGAGGCGTCATACCTCGAAGTCCATGACGTTGTACCAGCATCGTATAAAGTGGTAGAAGTCCCCGCCAGAAACCGCGCTGAGTTGTCCAGGTTGATTAATACCGCCGCACCCTGACACGCAGCCGCTAACGCATCCAGCCCAACCGTGACAGGGCTGGGAGCGCCTTTCATCCCCTTTGTTGAAGGGACTAATGCAGCACACTCGCTCAGACTGCCGGGAAATTCAATCTGATCCAGATCCGGCGCATAACCGGCCAACTTCAACATTAGTGGCCCCTGATAATATTAAATCCACCGCCTGCGGATATATCTGTTCTTAACTTGCGCCCTGAACGCCTTTCCCTGTGATTGATTTCCTTGATCGTCGTATCAAGTAATTGCGCCCATACCGTTATGCGTGAATCGTCTTTGAGATAGGGCTGCGCTCCCAACAAAGCCGAATATACGTAAGTATCCGGGTTATTCACCAGGACGTTATTGGTCAGGTCTGTGACTATATCCAGCTTTTGAAAATACCGGATAGGATAGGAAACAGCACTGGAGGCCACCCGGTCAAAGTCAATCCTTGCGCCTATAGCGTAATAAGAAGGTCTACCCGTACCGGATGAATAGGAAATCTGATCCAGTTCAGCATAATCAACCTCTTGCAGCTCATCACCCAGATCATCTGTGAATGAAATCATCTCCAGAAACCCAGTAGGCAATGATACGTACTTATTGACCTGTGAAGGCGTGACCGTAGACGTGGTTATCATGTCCCTTGTTCTTAACCTGCGGTTTAACCTGGCCTCGCCAAGCTGGATAAATTCAGGGATCATTGAATCAAGATCAGCCCTGTGCAGGTGGTTTTTAACCGATGTCTGCAAGGTTGCGTATGTCGTAGGGGCGGTCATGCGATTTTCTTCAATATGGTTTGGGTCATTTTCTCTATTCTCTTAGCCTGTAAAGGCGTTAGTTTCTCTTTCCATCTTGAACCGCCCTTGCCAAAAAACTGGTTTTTAGCCCTTGGCGAAGATTCGTAAAATCCATTCTTTTCTTCCTGCGCCCTCAGTTTTTCTATCTTGACCATTTCCAAAGACTTCCTGACCCTTTCCCTGTCAGGGTCAACCCCGGAATGCCTTAAAATCTCGCAGAAATTATCTACAGGGTTTTTCAGCATATCCTCATACACAAAAGTCCTGACATTGTGATGATCTGAATCGTAATAAGACAGGGAGTGCATTCTCCACGAACTTAGAAAGTCTATAACCTTCAATCCTTCATCTGTCTTTAGAACGCGGTACTTGTCACCCATGTATTCTATGGCCGTATCAATATCGACGCCCATGTGTTTCGCAAAAGATATCGCAACATCTCGCGGATCACGAATAATATGAATGACTGCCTTAGTAAGCATCTGTGGGAGTAGTTCGATTCCATTAGTCAACATATTAGCCGAATGGGTTTTGACAAATAAAGGCACCCCGTCAATCTTGTTCTCGTTGTACATCCTGACCAACCGCAACATGGCCATTGGTCGTGTTAATTGTTGCAGGTCTACAGGTAAATCACGGACATCTGACCCGTCGCCTATCTGGTGCCTTAGTGAATTATCGTCTGATAATGAACAGATAATTTCATTAATATCGACCTCACCCAGAAAGTAGGCATCTAAAAAACACCTGACCCATGTATTCCCTGACTTGGGGTAACTGGCCAACCATACTATTTGTTGATGATCCATTTTCTCCCAGCCAGTCCGATTAATACCCCGATAGCCGGGATATAAAAATTAAACGTGAAATGCGAATGAATAATAATGACCGCTATTGCCGCAGCAGGTATATAGTTCTTGGTTTTCGACAGGTAATAAAAACAAGCCGCATAAAAAAACACAAAGGGGAATACGCCCATCTCTGCGAAAAACTGCAACGGATCATTGTGAGCAAAACAGTAAGTACCTGTCTTTGAACAGGTCGAATGCCCCGTCAGTTCAGGCGCGTATTGCACCTGATACCATAAGAACATCCGCTCAAACGAACCCAAGCCCGTTCCTGTCCAGAAATAATCCTGAATCATCTTCCAATTCATAACGATTGATTGATGTTGTTATAGTATTGCCGGTCAGGACATATGTTCCCAATCCTGCGTCACGATAATAGGTATATAATGTCGTGATATCCTTGCCGGTGCTTACGTGCTTCGCGTGCTGCCCCCATGGTTTTAAAACCTAAAAAAACGGCAGGTCAAATCTCCTAAAATATATATTCGGGATACGGGTCTTTTACATTTGTTGTTGGGGCTACAGGATGAGGTTGATATTTTGAGGCATCCGAAATACGGAGCTTCATGGGAAGGCTTAGTCCTTGAACAGCTGATTCGCACACTTGATATTGATCATCCGTATTTTTGGGCAACACATCAAGGAGCAGAGATTGACCTGGTGTTCAACAAGGCGGGCAAATGTATGGTG